GGCAACCAGGCTTATTAGGCCAGACCTCTTACGAGGCGACTCTTACCCTAGTCTTACGACCAGGGAACCCAGCCAACTTTGTAACCACGGACGTTATCCCGAAAAGAGACCCCTAGCGGGTGTCCCTTCTGGTTGGTGTCTATGGCTCCATAGAGGGCTGTTGCGAGTTGGACGTCTGCTCTAAAGTGTCCGATCCCGATTCGCCCGAAGGCGGCGGGTCGGTAGCACCTGATGAAGCGGACGCCGGAACGGACCCGGAGATCCCACCGATGTTGATCGTCATGGACGACGATGTCACCGAGAGATTCGGGTCCGCGACACCTTCGAACTTGAGTTGGCAACGCGTCAAGAACGCTAAACCAAACGTTGCGAAGATCATGCCAGCGACCCCAGTTCGGCGCAGCGAAGCGCCTAATCTGGTTAGCCAGTGTGATGAAGTGTTGCGGCTCACAAGGAGTCTCCTTAATGTTGAACGGCCTCACGGCCACTCCATCAAAGAAGTCCCCACCACAACTTTCCCTGAAAGGCCCACTCGTAAAAGTCTTTCGACCATTCGGAGTAAACCCAAGGAACTTCAGTGTCGAAAGCACATTATCGCTCACAGAAGAACGACAGATGATGTCGTCACCATAAACCCAGATGCCCTCACCAGCCATTGAAAGCCGGTCGCAGGCACGGCAGATGCCGTAAAAAATCAGGGTTTCGAGCTCAAATGTGTAACCGTTGCCCATCGACGAGAATTTCTCTAGTAAGACGGTTTTGCCGTCGATAAGAGTTGTCGGTGAGCGGAGGCAGTCCAGCAAGTCAAACCATTCTTTTGGAAGGAGTAACTTAACCAGAAGCCGGGAAACGGTATCACTCGCAGAGGAAAGATCGATAGTCGAGAACAATCCAGACGCCGAGGCGTCGCAGGCGACCTGCCTGTGGATTTCTTGACCGCGCCGCAGGTCGATACCTGCGGTGCGCAGAAGATCGCGTATCTCCTTGCCGACGGCAAGTTGATAAAAAAGATTCACGCTGGGCTCGATGCAGATGCCTCGATCCTTTAGCGAATCCTTTGGAACCGTTGTGAAGCGGTTACCGCGAACTGTTTCGATCACGTCGCGACGTGCATAAACGGCCCTCCCCCAGTGGGTTTCACCCCAATGGATAAGAAGGTCGCGCACGGGCGACGTTAGAGTCGGTCGGGATGACATTTTGTCAGGAATCGTCGTGAGACGTCCCCTGTCGCCATAAGTAGCACCCGGTCCGAAGCGTCCGTGAAGGACGCTTGGGATTCTACCCAGAACCGTCTTAATTTCTTTACGAATGCGAGACACGATATCCCACACCGCCGCGCCGTAGAAGAGATGATCCTCCAGGAGCGGACTAAGACGGTGGTTAGTAATGCTACACTGTCGCTCCGCGTCGTAGAAGCCCTCACGGGCAACGGACGCGCGATCCTTTTTGCTCAGGTTGGGCAGGTCCACGTACTTCCGAAGAAGTTCGCAAGCCTGGTAGTCCCTAGCGAAGCTTTCAGGGTCGTTGTAAGCGAGAGGGTCGACACGCCGGTTGGCGATGTCGACCCAGCACCCATACCGTATCTGTAATGAAACAGACAAGGATACGGGCGTGGCCAGCTTCTCCAGTAGGAGTTGGGCTGTGCTGATGACCTGTTGGTCGACCATGCTAAGTCCTTTGATGCAGTAGGCCGATTAAGGCCAGGTGGTGATCAAGTGGCGGCGAAACCGTCAGCGATCATCATTCGCATCAGCGCGGCAGCCATGAGGTTGCCGAACTGAGCTGCAGCCTCGTTCGCCTCAGTCAAGGTCATTTGGTCCGGCTTTTGGCCGGTGACCTTGGCGTTGAAGCGAGAGAGGGTCAGGACTTGCCCGTTCGCGTCCGTGTATACCTTGGGAAAGGTATAGTCGGCGTTGAACGTGCGAGCCGATCGGTTGCCGTTAGGCCGCGCTGAGAAGCGCAGTTCGGGCTGACCGATAGGGGTTGCATGGACAGACTCCGCGCGCCAGATGGCGGGCGTGTTGTCACCAGATGCAGGGGTCTTCGCCGTGTAGACGATGTCCGTAGTGCCGTCAGCCTTTTTGACGGTGATGTTTGCGATTGCAGGCATGAGTTTTGTCCTCTAGAGGAAAGGGGTTAAAAAGAGCGCAATTGCTGCGCAAGAAGGGCCATGTAATTGGCGCCTTCACGAAGGTTCAGCCCGCGAGTAGGCCGAAGGGTGACTGATGGCTGGATTATGCCTTTGCGCCTTATGAGCGCTAGACCATCCACGTCGTAAACGAGAACACCTTGAGAGATGTTCTGCCAATACCACTCGTGCCAGGTGTACTTCTTCGTGTGAGAAGGTTCGACCATGGTGAGCCCTGCGAAGTCAGTAAAGCTTTGCAGGTATGTCGAAATGGAAACGAACCGATCGATTACGAACGAGAGCCTTGTGAGCTCCCAAGCAACCGTAGCCGGGTTTAAAAGCCCGAGCTGATTCGCCAAATAGGTGTTAGGGTTGGTTACCTTGACACCTGTCGACATAGAAAGGTTATAAGTCCACCAGACATCTTGAAGACGTCCGGGCCAACTGCCATAGAGGCGAAAGTACTGCAGCGGGGTCGAACCCGCCACGCGTACCCTCTTCGTCGGGGCAGTGGATGCAAGGACAGAAGCAATGTTGCAGATATCAGCGACTGTCGGTAACCAACCGAAGCTGAGCTCTAACCAAGCGCCGGCCGGATCTTTCGCTTTGATCGGCCTGTGCTGGTTCTTGTCTTTCACAAGAGCGCGCATTGCTTGCTTCACTTTCATCTGACGGACAAGCTGGGCAGCAGTCAGGAGCTTTTTGCACCTGTCTGTAAGCATCTGCTTGTTCCCCGAATACTCACCTGCGAAGGTGCCAATTTCGGCGGTTTCCGTCTTGATCTTGGATACCAGCCTTTGGTAAAGCTGGGTCTCCAAGGTCGCGTTGGCAACGGTCTTGCGGGTCGTGGGGTTCCACGACGTCGTAAGCAAGCCGGTCTGAGAACCGGACACGCGTTTCCAACGGTAAAAGTCGTAATCTAGGACAAGATCGTAAGGTTTTGCCTGACGATAATATCGCTTTTGGCGGCGGTAGCCGTCAATGCGGTTAATGTCCGAATCGATTCGAGGTGAGATCGGGTAAGCCATGATTCCTTTTGCCCTTCTGGGGCTGAGGATGGTTTACCGATCGTGCCCCGGCACGATTGACGCTAAGGCAGCGTCAGATTACACAGAGACCTGATGTAGAAGCCCAAGGTCTGGGCGGAACATCGAAGAAAGGTCTACGGAAGGCTAGCTGCATAGCTAGCAGAAAAGGGCGCGTCGGGTGTTCCCG